TCTGGCCCCTATTGGGCCCTCCCGGTGCTAACGCGCCACACGTTATGTGTCACTGATAGCCGGGATACAGTGTATCCCAACCGGCTATCTTCAACTATCCATAGGGAACTGAAATGGCTGGAACTACTACTCAAAAACGAACGATTTATTCACCAGGGGCAGACGCCTTTGGCAATTTTCGTAATCGGTATCGTCTACGGCCAGGTTGGCCAGAAGATACAGACAGTAGTATGTCCCGGTCCTATTCTCAAACGACCACTTCTTTTAGAAGTGGTTCCAACACCTCGATGGGCATGGAGGAAGATCCGCGTGAAATTCTTATTCAGAATAACGCTCGGAACCTCCGCCCTTTCGATCGTGGTCACGAATTTTCCACTAGGAAAGGAAAGATTATTCTTTCGCATCCAAAATGGAAAACAAGAGGTCTCGGGGATACCTTCTTTGAAGGTCCTCTTACCTTGTCTGTCCCTGGCGATAATATGCCTGGTTCAGTCCGTGACTTTGATGCTGGTCCAGTGGATCTTGCTTACGGCGTTACAGCTATAAGTAAGACAGCACCGACCAAGCAGGTAGCGAATCTGGAGCAACTCTTAGTTGAGTTGCGTCTAGATCTCCCAAAGTATCCTGGTTTGTCAGCCACCAACCTTCGTCAAGGTAACTATGTCAGCAGAGGTGCTGACGAGTATCTTAACATGGTTTTTGGTTGGCAACCAACGGTACAAGACGTGTTAAAGATTTGCGAAGTCATTGTCAATACTGACAAGCTCGTAAATCAGTACATGAGGGATGCGGGCCTTCAGGTCCGTCGCCAGTTTGAGTTCGATCCGAAGAGGGAGGTGAGGCAGATTGCGTCGGTTGGATCTCATGAGATCCAAATCTATGCTCTCAACCCTTACCAACCTTGGAGCGGTAATTTCTACCGTAATCCATATTCGGACGGCATGGGATCAGTTTCATTGACCGAAACTAAGTACGAAAAGTACTGGTTTTCCGGTGCGTTCATGTATTATTTGAACAAGGAGAATTCTCCGTGGGCAAATATGCAGAACACTGCAGTGATCGCTAGGAAACTCCTAGGGACCGAGGGTTTGACCCTCAGGCTGCTCTATGAAATTGCACCATTCAGTTGGCTACTTGACTGGTTTGTCAATGTTGGCGATCTAATCGCTAACATCGATCTCTTCAGTCGAGACGGTCTTGTGTTACGGTATGGTTACCTCATGAGAGAAACAATTCTCACGAGGACCTACACCCATTCTGGTATCACCACTTATGGTGGCAGAACGGGTCCTTTCTCTATGACGGAGGTCTTCACAGACAAACGTCGAGTAAAGGCGACACCTTATGGATTTGGCGTATCACCGAGTAGTTTTAATCCTACTCAGTGGGCCATCCTGGCTGCTCTTGGATTTACCAAGAGTGACCGCCTTCTCTTCTAGGCTTGGTTAGCCGTTGAAGAGGTTAGTTGGAGCCATATGCTTCAGCTAATAACAAAATTAAATAATAATTCAATAATAATTGAATAATATGCAATTAGGAGATTAGCATGGCTTATTCCGATCCTCAGACCCTGACTGTGTCGGGCAATGCCAAGTCGCTCGCGCGAACTGGCAGTGGTATTGGCAACGGTGTCTTTCAGACATCCGATGGCGAATACACCCTGACCATTCTGCATACCTATGGTAAGCGGAATCGACGGGCTGTCCGATTTCAGGTCAAGGGGTTCTCTTCTGACCCGCTGACTCCGAGCAACAACGTCCCTGTTACGGGGCAGTTCTCGGTGACAACTGATTTCCCTGTCCAGGGAATTCCAGTGGCGGATCAGGAGGCTCTTGGGGCTGCTCTGGCTACTTGGCTTACTGCCAGTACCAATGCAAACCTTAAGAAGCTCCTTGGTGGCGAGGCTTGATTAGCTATGACGGATTAGATCTTATCCTTAAAGGGATTGGGATCTCTTTCCTTGTCATAGTTTTCTTCTTCGCCTTCTCATTCGCTATTTTGCGAATGATGTCTTCTGGCCCTTCCAGGCGCAGAAGGCACTAAGGATCGGATCGGTCGTGCTTCGGATTACAATGCTCTTGAAAGGAGCAAGTAATGAAAAGCCTGATCGATCTCCAACTAAGTGTCCTGGAAGAATCTGGGACACAGTGTGGCATTAGCACCAGTAAGGATCTTAATACAATCCTTACTCGAGTTAAACACGAAGGTGAGTCATTTTTGATGATCACCCTACCTCAGTTCACTAAGGACCTCCAAAGGGCCCTTGCGAATGAGAAGGTAGACTCTACCCTTTTCTTAGGATTTCCTCGAAAAGGTAAGATCCCCGCTTTCTTAAGTGGGTTTCTTAGTCGCGTGTTTGATGAGGGTACTGGTGATCTTCTGCACGAGCCTGACGTGGATTGTATCCGCGCCGTGCTCCAGGTAACTGGTATGCTCGCAAAGGTAGAAATCGATTGCGCCCAAAAGCGTGTCGATGCTGCTTTTGCGAAATACGTGCAGATAGAGGACGAGATCCGTGATGTGGATTTGAGCCTCCAAGCAAGAGACCTCGATATGAGGCAACTCCGAACTTGGACTCATCTCCTTTTCGGTGATCTTCTTCATATCTGGCAAAACCAGATAATTAACGAAGAGATCATACCGACTCATGGACCGGGTGCAGTTGCTGATAAACTTGTCGGAAATGACAAGTGGATGCAGCCTGCATGGCCCGACAGGCTGGAAGACGTTTTTCCCTTTGGGAGATACGCGTATTCCAGTTGGAGTCTATTTCTTGATGATTTAGACGCCGGTCTGCGGGTTCCTCTGTCCGGAACGGAAAAACCAGTAAAGGTTATTACCGTTCCTAAAACGCTAAAAACACCTCGAATCATTGCGGTAGAACCTGCTCATATGCAATATATGCAGCAAGGACTACGTCGTGCTTTCGAGAAGGCGGTCAAAGTTTCCAATTTTGGCAGCCTGATCAACTACGAGAGCCAGATCCCTAATCAGGAAATGGCCTTGCAAGGGTCCCGCGAGGGATCCTTGGCTACACTCGACTTGAGTGATGCTAGTGATCGTGTTTCTAATCAGCTTGTGCGATACATATTGCATGATTTTCCAGTTTTACTTGGAGCAATCGATGCAACGCGTAGCCGCTCTGCTGATGTGCTTGGTCATGGCGTAATTCGCCTAGCCAAGTTCGCGTCTATGGGCTCGGCTCTCTGCTTCCCTATTGAATCCCTCGTTTTTGCTACCATCTCTATGATGGCATGCTATGAGGAGTTCAAGGGAGACCTTGAGCCTAGATCACCATACCACCGACGTAACTTCATATCGAAGTACATCGGTTCGGTGCGCACCTATGGGGATGATATTATTGTCCCTACTAGGTTTGCCCGCGCTGTCGCTGATAAACTCGAATCCTACGGGATGAAAGTTAATCACGCAAAATCTTTCTGGACTGGAAAATTCAGAGAGTCTTGCGGCAAGGAGTACTTTGATGGCCAAGATGTAACATACATCAAGGCTAAAGCTGTACTTCCTTCACGACAGCAGCACGAAGCTGAGCGAGTCATATCTATAGTTAAGACGAGCGCTCTTCGTAACCATCTTTTTGAGTATGGTTACTGGAGAACTTGTCAAAAACTTGACCAACTGCTGGAAGGGTTTATCCCTTACCCGGCAGTTGGCCCGGACTCGCCTGCCATAGGACGCCTCTCCTCTCTGGGTTATGAAACCCACCGAGAAGATCGCAACCTTTTCCTCCCCCTGATTAGGGGAGTGAAGGTCAATGCGAAGCCTCCAGTCTCACGACTGGATGGTTCTGGTGCCCTGATGAAGTACTTCGCTATGGACTCCGAGTTGCCAAACCCGGATAGCGAGCACTTGTTTCGTGCAGGAAGGCCGCCCCGCCTTTACATAAAAGAGGGCTGGCTCCGCGCTTATTAGTGCGGATGAGGACCGAGGGTAACCCGGTCCTACAGGGAGCTTAGGCACCCTCGGGTGCTTTATGCTCGGGAGGTGCACTTTTTAAAGCGGATTTGTCCGATTTAAATTGGC